GCGGAGTGTTTAGGGGGGAGGATGCCGAGTGCCCAGACGAGGACAAGCGGCAAAAAGCGTTAAGAGCAAGATTTTGGGCGGAGGTGGATGATGGCAAAGGGGACACCCAAGCGGGACGGTAGCGGCAGAGGCGAGAGGCGGAACAAGGGGCGCGGTGGATGCAACCCCCCTAAAGACCGGGGTAGGAGATAATGCCTAGCGAGCTTACGCTCAAACAGCGCAAATTTGTTGAGGCGTTTAAGGGCAACGCAACCGAAGCGGCACGGGTCGCAAGAAGCCCCCACTAGAATCGTGGCAACGATTTAGTGGTGGGAGTATGTCACAAAGGGCGCAATAACTCAAAAAAGGGCGCAAAGTCTAAATTATTGCGCCCTTTTTGTAAGTTACCGTAATTATTCAAGAATCGGCGTTCTCGTTTGTGGCAAAAGGGCGCAATAAAAAACTTTGCGCCCTTTTTGTAAGTTACCGAAATTATTATATTATCTCTTCTTATTTTTATAAAAGGGCGCAATAATGTATAATAATAGTGAATTGGGTAGAGAATATAAAAAAAACGTATATTTTTAAAAATAGAAGTTATAGGGGTAAGGGATTGGTGTTTTTTTGCGCCCTTGCGCCCTTTTGCCCCCTTTTAAGAGGTAAAAATCAATAACAACAAACACTTACACAAGGGCGCGATAATTTAGACTTTGCGCCCTTTTGAAAAACATCGCGCCCTTTCGATTTTTGCACCAAATTGATGATTTTTGTGGTACTATTGAAGAAAACAAAAAAGGAGTATGTCACCATACCCTCTTGACATTCCCCGCCCCCGTGGTAGTATGTCGGGAGAGGAGTTGAGTATTATGGCTACGAAAAAAAAGGGCCTCCCCGGACGCCCGACAAAATATAATAAAAAGATCGAGCAGGATGCGCTTGATTATGTGACGCGGCTTGAGGAATTAGGGCATGTCATCCCGTCACGCGCTGGACTTTGCTGTTACCTCGGTATTGCGAAGTCTACGAGCTACGAATGGGAGAAGGAACACCCGCGTTTTTCGGACGCTTTGAGGGCGGTAGAGGTGATGCAGGAGCACATGACGCTCAACGGCTCACTTGCGAATCAGCTTAACTCCACGATTGCAAAACTGGTATTGTCGAATAATCACGGCTATACCGAAAAGAGCGCAGTAGACAATACTTCGTCTGATGGCTCCATGTCACCCGGCGCAACCCAGGATGAAGTATTAAAAGCAATCGCCGCTAAATATAAAGACGAATGACCGCGCAAGAGATAGCCGATTGCAGGACAGATTTATTCACTTTCACAAAAGTGATGTTCAAGGCACGTAAAGGCATAGCGTTCTCTGAAAACTGGCATCAGGAAAAGATCTGCACCTCGCTTGAGCGTGTGGTTATCGGCAAGACAAAGCGCCTCATTATCACGATACCGCCACGTTCGGGTAAGACCGAGCTGGCGGTTATCAACTTTATTGCATGGTGCATGGGCAACTTCCCGGAATCAGAGTTTATCCATGCGAGTTATTCAAAGCGCCTTGCGACGAACAACACTTACCATGCTCGTGCATTGATCCAGCACGATAAATATGCGGAGATATTTGGAGCGCCAAAGTTTCGGGGTGATAGCAACGCAAAGGATGAGTTCAGAACTCAACAAGGCGGAGTTGTTTATGCCACAGGCGCAGAAGGAACAATCACCGGTTACGGCGCTGGTGGCATGGGTGAACGGTTCAAGGGCGCGATAGTCATTGATGATCCGCACAAAGCGGGTGAAGGTAACTCCGAAACCATGCGCGAGAATGTGCTGGATTGGTTCAGCACAACGATGGAGAGCAGGAAGAACAGCCCTGACACGCCCATCATTATTATCATGCAGCGCTTGCACAAGCGCGACCTTGCCGGTTTTCTGTTAGATGGTGGTAACGGTGAAGAATGGGAACACTTGAACATCCCAGCGATAACGGAAGGGGGTGTGTCGTTCTGGAAAAAACAGTTCCCGCTCGATGATTTGCGCCGCATGGAAAAGGCGAACCGCTACCGCTTCGCCGGGCAGTACATGCAAAGCCCTGCACCGATTGGAGGCGGTATCTTCCGGGATGAATGGTGGCAGTTTTATAGCGTGACCCCGCGCATTAAGTATCGCATGATATACGCCGATACCGCGCAAAAAACAAAAGAGCAGAACGATTATTCTGTGTTTCAATGCTGGGGTAAAGGCAGCGACGGGAAAATATACCTGCTCGATATGATACGCGGGAAGTGGGAATCGCCGCAATTACTCCGGGCAGCCCGCGCGTTCTGGGATAAGCACAAGGCCTTAAACCGCAAGACGCACGGCACACTGCGCAAGCTGAAACCAGAGGACAAATCAAGCGGAACCGGGTTAATACAGCAGTTGCAACAGCAGGGCGTGCCGGTAGAGGGCATACAGCGCAGCATTGACAAGGTAACGCGCGCAATGGACGCGGCCCCGCAGATACAGGCTGGCAATGTGATGTTGCCGGAATCAGCGCCTTATGTGTCGGACATATTATCAGAGGCTACAGGTTTTCCTAATGCCGCGCATGACGATACGCTTGACCCGCTCATGGATGCGATAGACGACATGCTTACGAGTGATACAACCTTCGACTACTCACGCTTACTATAGGCCATCATTATGCACATAGCTCAAAAGTTCGCCGACGGAATTGTCAGCCTCACAAATAAACTTGCTAATCGGCGCAACGCTCAGGCAAGCAACCGAATGACAAGCACGCGCGTAGACTGGGACGAGTTACGCGCGATTTATCGTTCAGGGATGGGGAGCAAGATTATCCGGCTCAAGACAGGCATTGCCCTGAAAGATACGCTACAGTTCGGGAGCGAGTCAGACCGTGAGTTTTATGAAGCACGCTTGCAACAGCTTGTCAAGGACGCATCTAAATACATGCTTGCCTTCGGCCGTGGGCTTATCGTTATCCATGAGCCTGGAGCCGACTTATCACAGCCGCTAGGCAATATCAGCGACTGGAGCCGGGTGCGCTATCATGTGTTCAGCGGCGACATGGTATATGTGCAGTCCGTTGATTATAACCTTGACAGCCCGACATATTTCGACCCAAAAGCCTACAGCGTGAGGGGCTTTACCATTCACCCGAGCCGCGCTGTAGACATGAAATATGTGGAGCCGGTAGAGTTCGACGCCCCAGAATACTTCTTCGGGGGTATCTCTGAGTTTGAGCTGATCCGCAATGAGTTGATAAGCGATCAGGTTGTACAGCGGGCGGTTCCGGCCATTCTTGAAAAGTCCGCAACAATCTTCTATAAGATAAAAGGCTTTAAGGAACTGCTGGCCGATAAGCAAGAATCCTCCCTCATTACATACTTCACCAACCTTGAAAACCTGCGCTCAGTGTATGGATCTGGCATCGTAGACCAAGAAGACGAGATAGAAGTCCACAATCAAATACTTTCCAACCTGGCCGAGTCCGACATGATAACCTTGCGCCGCCTTGCCATGGTGACAGGGCTTCCGCTATCGTGGCTTGTGGGGGAAGCGGCCAAGGGCCTCAACTCCACAGGCGAAGGTGAGCGGCAGGTGTTAATGGAAACTATTACTACCCTGCAATCTGATTACCTGCTCAATCCTATCAACATACTTATGCACATGCACGGGCGCGGGAGCGTATCGTTCAAAGAGAACCAGGGAGAACAGCCGACCGACAGAATCAGGTACGAGGAGACGGTTATCAAGAACGCCGCACTTCTGTGGCAGATGGGCGAGGATTACACGAAATACTTAGAGGATCACGGCGTGACAGAGCAGGACGCTTTCGCGCAGATGTTCGGCAAACCTGACCAGCCGGAGCCGCTACCAGAACCGGAAGCGGCGGAAGTTACGCTTGAATCGTTGTTAAGTGGTGAAGATGAAACGCGAGGTTAAAGCGCCCAACGGCGCACAACTCAAAGCACCAGAACCTCCGCGCGCAGAGATCCGCGAGTTTGGCAACGCCATTGAATATATGGTTGATCAGATGGCGAAGCGCTGGCGCAATCAGGTGTTTGATGAGTTGAATCAGAGCACGGTCAAGAAATTTGCGGACGCGGTATCCATCAAGGACGCCAGTCAGATAGGCAACTTCGCCCGCGTGTTTCTCCGCATTGCAGACCGAGTGAAGCGTAAGCTGCTCAAACAGTTTGACGATGAACGCCTTGAGGATCTTGCAAAGAAATTCACGAGCAAAGTAGACCGTCGCAACCAGAAAGAGTTTTATCGCCGCGCCGAAAAAGCCGTGGGGATCAGCCGCCAGGAGCTTGAAGCCACCGAAGGGCTGACGTACCAGATAAACGCATATAAGCTGGAGACATACCAGTGGATACGCAAGATGCGCGACGATACCCTCCAGATGTGGACAAGTCAAACCCTGCGCGATATGGCAGAGGGCAAAGGTCTGCCGGAGATATTGTCTCAGTTTGATGATATGGTGGAGAAGCGCAAAGGCCATGCGAAGATGGTAGCTCGTACTCAGATAAGCACGTTTAACAGTTTAACGAGTAAGGCGCGGGCGCAGAATCTGGGGATTGAAAGGGCTGTGTGGGTAACGTCCAAAGATGAACGCGTGAGAGCATGCCACCAGGCGCGAGACGGCAAAGAGTTTGACCTATCCGAGGGGTTGTATAGCTCGTGCGATGGTAAGACCCTGCTGCCTGGGGTGGATTATTCTTGCCGTTGCGATTACAGAATGATTGTCCCCGAAATGGAGGAATAAATAATGGCTAACCGCTTCACGAAGTACCTCACAAATCTATTGTCCCGCACCGGCCGTATTATTCAGGAAGACGGGAACTCTTTTAATGAGGCTGATTATTTAGCCTTAAAACAACGCGAGGAAATATCGAGCCAGTCATTGCTGGGATATGCCTATATTGCATCATGGCGCTCAGAGATCCCAGCCGGAGAAACCCGCGACTTTGTACTTGAGATACCTGCGGGGATTCGCGTTTACTTCCATAGTTGTTCCCATACCGTTGTAGGAGGGAATCTAGAATGGGAGTTGCGGACGCGCCCGGATGCTGGATATCTGGTTGCAGACACAATAAAAGGCTGGAACGTAGATTCTGACCTCTATCAAGAATCGCAGGCATCTATTATCGAGGTTGACGGACTAACCACGGGGAGCGAGTTTAGACGCGAGAATATCCTCTACCCGGCGGGAACCGGCACAAATGTGACTTCTTCAGTTTATACATCTGCCGATGCCATTCCGCAATATTCTACCAATTCAATCCCGGTTTTGCGTTTGAAAAACGTAAATGCAGACGCTATGGTAATCGTGGTCGACTTCGTTTGGGCGGAGCGTGAGATTGATGCTTGACAAAAAATTGACGCTACTGTACGATAGATAATAGTATTCAACCGCAGAGGTGCATAAATGCCCCAAAAGATTGACGAATGTGTAAAATCTGTTATGGAGTCCGGGAAAACGGAGTCTGAAGCATGGGCTATATGTAAAGCCAAGTTTCAGGATTCTGCCCCCATTCATAGACAGTTTGCCGACATTGCGACATTCTCCGCATCGGAGCGTACCGCTGTGTCTGTGCGTGATGGTGTGCTTGAATATTTGGGTTCAGAGATCGGACTAGAGCCTGCCGATAAGATTTTTACCGTCTACCGCTCCCCGGCCACCATCGCAAATGCTGCATGGGCTATGCAGGGTATTCCGCTGACAGATGAGCATGTATCTCTAGATGAGCCTGCACCGGATGGCGGCGGACGCGTTGAGATGTCACAGGTTATCGACCAGGTAGACGAATCCACATACTCCCGCCTTGCTGTACGCAACAAATTGTCCGTTAGCGATCAATTATCCCCAACCCTTGAACAGAAACGCCAGCTATCCCTCGGATATGGTGCAGACCTGATACCGCATGACCGCTGGGATTTTGAGCAAGTAGAGATTAAGCCGCATCATCTAGCTGTTGTCCCCGCTGGGCGGTGCGGGAAGTTGTGCAGCTTTTTAGACAGAAAACCAGATCTATCACAAAAGGAGCCAGAACAGATGGATAAACTACACAAAGCGTTCAAAGACGCGGAAGGCTCGGTAAACCTTGAGCAGATCGTGGAGATTGCAACGTCTCTGCCCGAAGCAATCCGCAAGGTGCCCGTTGACCGGCTGCAAGAGCTGATGCCTGCTATGCAGGAGATCATGTCCTATGCTAAAGAGCAGGGCGCACTCCCGGAAGAGGAAGCCCCCACAGACGAAGGCATGGGAGATGAGGGCATGAAAGAAGGCGAAGAAGAAGACGAGAAGAAATTCTCTGACGCTGACTTTAAGGACGCACTCGAAAAAGAAAAACAGAAGTTTGCCGACGCTGAAGTAAAGCGTTATGCGCAAGTGGTAAACAAAGCGCGGAACTTCTTGGATGCTGAATACGATTTCACTGGCAAGACCGCGAATCAGGTAATGCGTGATGCTTTGGCTACCCAGTCAAGCGATCAGTTCGAGGATTCAGAGTTGCCCGTGGCATTTAAGATGCTGCGTAAACAAAATACCGATTATACACAGTTCGGAGACACCAAGCCCGAAGGCGGTCTTGCTGCCCGGATCAAAGCCGAAATTGGGGAGGAATAATTATGTCTTTTGCAAACACAGTGCTCCAAGACAATCCTGATCTGCCCGCTGGAGAGGTAATTGCAGCCAGCCCGCACAACATTTCAGCCTTCGAGGTTTTCGAGGACGGACTTATTGAAGGTCGCTTTTGTAAGTTTGATAGCGGCTCCATTGATAACCTGGATTCATCCGCCACGCCGACTATCGCGGGTATTGTACGCCGTAAAGTAACCGGCGAAGTTAACGCCGTTGGTACTTCGGGCGTGTACAGCGCAGACGGCCCCGAAGTGGATCAGGTTGCCGAGGTTATCAACTTCGGTTTTGCCACCGTTACCGTGACCGACACCGCCACCCCGGCCAAGTACGGGCAGGTGTATGTATCCAATACAAACGATGCTGATCGCGGCAAGGCTTCCGACCTTAACACCCTGCTCGAAGTTCCGGGCGTTGTGTTCTGGGAAGAGAAGTCCGATGGCGTGTGGCTCGTTCGCATTAACCAGTATCTCTAAAAAAGGGAGAGTATAAAACATGAAACCTGATATCAAGCGTGTACAATCCCTTTACGGGGTTCAATCATTCGACAATGCCGCTGCTTATGCAAAAAAGCATTTCAAGGACGAGGGCGGCATTATCCTTGCTCGCAATCTTGAGCATGTCTCAACTGAGATTTTTACCCAAGAGTTTGCAGGGCTTACATTCCTTCAGCAGGGTATTACTATCAATAACGAGGGCGGGTATGCCACCTCGATCCGTAAGCTGAAGCTTCGCACCGAGGGCGGATTCCGCGAGTCTGGCACCAAGACCAACACCGCTGGCAAAATCACCCTTTCCGGTGAGGATGACAGCATTCCAGTGTTTACCATGGAGGGCGAGTCCGATTGGTCAGAAATTGAGCTGAAGCAGGCAGAACTTGAGAACATCAACCTGCCAAGCCGGTTTTTTGAAGGCCACGCAGAGCTGTACAATCGCAAGATTGACGAGCTGGGCTTTACCGGGCAGGTGCGCACCGATGGCACCCAGAAAACCCTGGGCCTGCTCAACTATGGCTTTACCTCCAACGCAGCGACCAACACCGCTGAGAACCTTACCGGACAAGAGCTTTACGACGAGATTGCAGAGCTTATTACTAGTCAGTGGGCGGGTGTTCTGAATGTGGACACATACAAAGCTGATCGCGTGGTAATGCCTGACGATGTATACAACATCGCATCAACCAAGATCCTCAACAGTGCCGGTTCTGAAATGTCCGTACTCCGGGCGCTCCAGTCCAACTTCCCTGGCGTGACTTTTGGGCTTACCCCCAAGGCGCAGGACGTTGGCGGCGACTCTATCACCGTGGCATTCAGCTCCAACCGCCGGGCCATGCAGTTCCGTCTGCCGGTTCCGCTGAATATATCCAGTGTGGATCAACGGGGGTTTAAGTATTACGTTGAATCATACTTCGGTGTGGCCGGATTGGACGTTATCGAGGACGACGCTGCACAGATTCTGACGGGGCTGTAATATGGAAGATATGCCTGGATTCGAGGAACCGCAGGAAGAACCGAAGCCGAAGAAAACCACACGGCGCAAAAAGGAAGAGGTGAAAATGGAAGATATGCCTGGATTCGAGGAACCGCAGGAAGAACCGAAGCCGAAGAAAACCACACGGCGCAAAAAGGAAGAGGTGAAAAACGTCGCTTCCATGCCGTTCAAGGTATATGGCAAGGTTGTACAGCCGGGGCGCACTTACGCCCCCAGCACTGCGGATAAGAAAGACGAGAAGGCTACACGCCGGATCGAGAACGCAATTAAAAAAGGCTATCTGGAGAGGGTTTAAATTATGTCACTGATCGACGATTTCAAAGCGCGGTTCCCTGAGTTCGATGTTGATGTCGTCGATCAGTACATACCCATTCTTGAGGGAGTATATCCCTGCTACTACGGCGGGGATTACTCCGACCTTTGCGACAAGGAAATAATCCTGAACTTGCTCGGACACCTGCTTGTAAGCGAAACCAAAGCAGGCACGGGCAATGTAAAATCAACACAGAGCAAATCCGTGGGTAATGTGTCCATCTCATATTCGGCGGGCTACGCATCCACGAGTGAGCGCATGGCATGGTTTAAGACCACACGCTACGGCTCACGTTATCTACTTCTCACGCGCAAGCGTCAGGGCGGGGTGTTTGTGTAATGGCTAACTTGACATTAGAGCAGATGCTCAAGAAAACCGGCGCTATGGCTAGAGCCATCGAGACAGCCCGCCGTGATCATGTTGCTGTGGGATTGCCGTCTGAGAGGGTTGGCGGGAAGATATACGGCGACGGCGAAACGGTTATATCCGTTGGCGCGTCTCACGAGTTTGGCGCGGGCGTTCCGCGCCGTTCTTTTTTGCGCTTGCCATTCGCTGCCAAGTCTGACGAGTTAGAAAAAGCCATAGCTATCCAGTTCCGCGATGTGTTTATCAAAGATAAGCCGGTGAAACAGGCTTTAGGGCTGATCGGTGTAACTGCCGTGAATATCAGCAAGGGTGCATTTACAACACGCGGCTACGGCCACTGGCCGGACTTGTCGCAGGCGACCAAAGACTTGAAAGGCAGCAGTCAGATATTGATTGATACCGGAACACTTCGGAACTCAATTACCTATGTGGTGCGGGGGGCGTGATGATTCTTGACATGTCCGATGCACTCACCGAATGGGAGCGGCCCACACTAATCAAGACCGTTACCACCACCTCTGTTGATTTTGTCGAGACTGAAGTGGTAGCGGGGCGCACTCAAGATTGCGTTGTACAAGTTGCCGAAAAAGAAAAGCTCAACCCGGACACCATAGACTGGACACTTGAATATTTAATGGTGCACAGCAAGGCAGGCATTGAGCAGGGCGAATATGTAGAGTACGACGGGCGCGATTATAAAGTTATTGAGCGTGGCCCATGGCGCGGGTATGGATACACTGAAGTGATAGCAGAAGAAACAAAACGTCCATTGCTTGAGGTGACTTGATGAACGAACCCCTCCGCCTGACCGCCATCTTTGTACGCGACCTATTGAGCTATGACGAATCGCTTATAAAGATAGGACGCGACGGTGACACGATAACAGACTTTACTATCGGCTACATTGCCATTGATTCACTCGGAGCTTCCCAGCGCCTAGCATCGGGCAAGAGTTACGACGGCGACACCGAGGTGATGACATACCAACAGCAGTGGCGCATGCCTGTTACTGTAACCTTTTACGGGGATGATGCATGGAGCAGGGCGACGAAATACGCGCTCCGCATACAATCACAGCAGGCGCTTGAACTCCAGGAGGTGCTAGGTATTGGAGTTTTTCAAGCAAGCAATATAACAGATGTCAAGATATTGACGGGGCAACAGTACGGCGAGCGGCTAGAACTGGCGCTTAATATCCATTACAGCACTCACGTTGATATTGACACGCGCAGAATAGATACAGAACAAATAAACCTTATCGCAGACCCAGAGCAGGAGATAATCTATGGCTAACATAAACAACGTTGTAAACGTTTCACTCGTTGAAGGCGGAGAGCTGGCGGCACGGGATAACCCCAATGTGGTTACTATCATGACCAGCCAACAGACCGGCCCGTTGTCAAGCGATAACCGCTATGCGCTCTATTCAGACGCGCAATCAGTAGCGGCGGATTTCGGCACGGCTTCCAAGATGGCCGACTTTGCAAACGCCTTTTTTGCTACACAGCCGAACCCCACGAACGTGGGCGGGCTACTTGTGGCGGGATACTGGCGCGGCACTGACGAGGAAGTTGCAGCCACCGCCGCAGTGCTTGAAGGTGCGCAGATTTCGGAGGCAACCGCAGTCGGGCAGCTTCAGGAGATCAGCGACGGCACTTTTGATATTGACATTGACGGCGCAACAGAAAATATTACCGCGCTGGACTTCCAGAGTATCACCACCATGGATGAAGCCGTTGCCGTTATCGATGCGGCACTGACCGGTGGCGTTGCGACCTTTGAGGATTCGCGCGTGGTTATTACGTCCAGCACTACGGGCGCTACCAGTGAGATTACATTTACAACCGACCCGGGAACGGGAACATATGTGGGTGAAATTCTGGCGTTGGCATCCGGCACAGGTGCAACTACTATACAGGGTGCAGCGGCTGAAACACTGACCGCAGAAACCAAGTTAGAAGCGGTGAACGAACTCGCGGGTCTTGTTAAATTCCGTGGCCTGATGTTCATTGACGCACCTACCGACGAGGAAGCGAAAGACCTCGCAGAGTGGGGGCAAGCTAACAACGTCCTTCAATATGATGTGTTCGATCAGGCGGATCAGCTCAACATTGACCCGGCGAATATCGTGTGGGATATCAAGCTGTCTGGCCTGACAAATTACCGCATGTTGTACAGCAAGGCAGGCAATCGCAAGATGGCAGCCTCCTACATGGCCCGCACTCATACCGTTAATTTTAACGGGGAGAACACCGCGCTTACCATGCACTTAAAAGAGCTTTCAATTGCAGCAGAGGCTTACACACAAACCGAGATTACCGCGGCGAAGAATGTCGGGCTTGATATTTATACCACCATCAAGCGCACACCATGCATCCTGACCAGCGGCGCGAATGACTTTGTAGACAACCGTTATAACTTCATTGCTTATGCTGATGCGCTCCAGACAGATATGTACAACCTGCTTAAGCTGACCGGCACCAAGATCCCCCAGACGCGCCGGGGTGTTAATCAGTTGCTCGACCAGGCAGAAAAAACCACTCGCAACTTCCGCAGGGCTGGCGTATTCGCCCCCGGTACATGGACAAGTCCAGACTATTTCGGAGATCGTGAAACCTTCGAGCGTAACATTGAAGAGAATGGTTTTTACTGGATCGCGGGCAAGTTGGCAGACCAGCCGCAGAGTGACCGCGAGGCGCGCAAATCTCCGGTGTTGCAGGGGGCTGTTAAGCTGGCGGGCGCAGTGCATAGCGTTGATATAATCGTCAACATCAATAAATAGAGGTGACACATGGCAGGAATAATTACACTTGCAGCAGATAGTACCACGCTGATTCTAAACGGCACGGCTATTACCGACCTGGTAGAAGGCGATACCATCGTGCTTGCTCCGGTTAACCCGTCTACATCGCACGTAAACGCGATAGGCGGTGGGGTGAACATCAACGAGCGCAGCGACAAAGGCGTTTATGATGTGACCATTAACGTGCAGCGGTTTTCAGAGTCTGACGTACTCCTGAACAGTTGGAACCGCCAAAGCCCGCCGGAACTCATCAACGGCAGCGCGAAAGAGGATTACACGCGCGACGGCACGGACGGTGTAGAATCGTGGGTACTTGAAAACGGCAGCATTACCACCCAGCCCACGGCAACGAAAAACAGCACAGACGGGAACGCGGAATCTCAATATGTGATTCGCTTCCGAAATGTTAGCCGTGACCTGTAAGGTGTGATATACTGAATAGCGGATAGAGTCGCGCACTCGAAAAGCTGGATACCCGGCCAGCCTTCCGCTTTTCTTCTCCGGGATCGTTGCAAGGGTGAATGATATGACCGAACAAACCGAACAAGAACAATTCCAGCAAGCAAAAGACATGATGCGCGCAGTCCATGAGGACAAGTGTGCAACAATAAACGGGCGGGATTACAACATTACAAACATAAACCATGCCAAACGCCGTAAAGTATTCGCGTTTTTCTCACGCATCCAAAACGATCTTCAACGCGGGGATTTTTGGTGGCTGGAGTCTGAGGAATGGCAGAGCGTGGAGAAAGTGATTGAGGACGTCGTCACATTTAATGGCAGTTTGCTTTCCCGTATCAATAACCACTGGGATAATTATCCGAATGATTACTTGATATTTGTACAGACAATGCTGGGGGCAATCAGCTACCCTTTTTTGCCAGAAAGCGATGGAAGCTAAAGGTATATGCTCCATCGGCGAATGATGATTATATCCAGCACACCAACTTAGACGATGACACAATGGCGGTGCTGTATCTCTCCAAACAGGGGTACGGCACCCCGGCACAAATACGCGAATGGGATACACCAGACTTTCTGGACGCGCTGGAATATGAATCGATAGAGAACGCCATCGGGCGGCATTTGAGATGGAAAGCGGAGCAGGAAAGGAAATAGGATGGCAACCGTCACGGAACTGGTCACAAAGTTTAGTTTTCAAGGCTCTTCCGCGCCGCTGTCGAAGTATAACGCCACGCTCGGAAAAGGCATTGGACTGCTCGCGGGATTTGCCACTACTACCGCCGCTGCGACAGCCGCCTTTGCAAAGTGGACGAGTGGCGTGCTTGCCGCAGAGCAGCCGCTTATCAACCTGTCCTCTCAAACCGGTATCGCGGTTGAAACCATCCAAGAATTAGGCTATGTGGCAAGCGTGAGCAACTCCAGTATAGGGGCTATGAACTCCACGTTGGAGGGCTTGTCTGAAAAGATAGGCGAGGCGGCGCAGAAAGGCAGCGAGGACTTTTCCCGCCTGGGTATATCCGTGCGTGACGCTAACGGCAATATAAAAAATGCCAACACCCTTTTACTCGAAGTGGGGCAGAGATTCCGACAGTTAAATCTATCCATGTCAGAGCAACAGTCTTTTGCCGAGGCGCTAGGCATTGACCCTTCCCTGCTCACCCTTCTCAACCGATCGTCTTCCGAGATTCGGAACCTACGCGCGGAAGCCCGCGAGCTAGGCATACTCACAAAAGAGCAGACCGAGCAGGCCATGGAGTACAACGATTCTATGACTCGCATGAATACTGTAATGGATTCGGTGCGTAGGCTTGCAGCGGTGGGGCTTGCTCCGCAGATGGAAGAACTCACAAAGCGCTTTACCACCCTGATAAAAGAGAATAAAGATTGGGTAATTGACGGGATACAGGCCTCATCCAAAGGGCTGATGAACCTGATGGATGCGTTCAAGCGCCTGGCCCCATTTATGGCCGTGCTAATTGCATCGTTCGTTACGGCAAAAGTTGCCACACTAGGATTCTCAGGGGCGCTCGGTGTTCTGTTTTCTCCAGCCGTGCTCATTGCGGCAGGTATAGCAGGGATTCTCCTTGTGCTGGACGACCTCATTGTGGCCTTCCGAGGCGGCAAATCTGTTATACGCGACTTCTTCCTTGAGTTTTTCAACTTCGATATTCAGCCGGTACTTGTTGGAATCGTTGACGGTTTTATGCAGTTATTTGAAACGCTGAAAGGTCTTGCCAATGGATGGCTTGCGGCGCTCGGCGGCATATTCTCCGGCATTGGGAGCATTCTCAAGGGAAACTTTATGCAGGGGCTGGACGATCTGAACGAGGCGTACTTCATATGGATTGATAGTCTTGCAGAAGCGTTCAAGGACATGTTTGGCGGCGTGTTTGATTGGCTCAGAGATAAAATAAGCGGCCTTATACCTGACTGGCTTGTTGACTTTATCCGCATTGATGTTGCCTTGCCTGATCCCTCTATGCGCCCCGGTGGTGGTAATCAGGTGAGCAACCAGACAAGCAACCGCACAGAGGTGAACGTGCAACAGAACATCCGCACAAACGACCCGGAGAGAGCGGGCCGTGTGGCGGCTGATTCTCTACAGCGCCAGCTTGAGGACACACAGACCCAGACTAACCGAGGGGGTATGTAAATGGCGGTGATACGCGACTTTATAGATGGGCAGTTTAAAGATGATGCCGAAGAGCCGGTAGAGATTGGCGGGATTAAGACAATCGCCCGTGTGCGCGAGAAGGTATCCCGTACCCGCGAAGTACCCACGACATACCTTGAGGATGGCAGCCACGTAAACGACCACATCATCCGCAATCCGCTCACGCTTCAGATCGAGGGGAGTGTGTCGAATGTATATCGCGCCCCATCCCCTGCGGTGGCTGCACAGCAAACACTCCAGAGCGAATTAGGCAACATAACACAATACGCCCCCGGAAGAACACAGGCACAACTCAGCAGGATATCCGGACTTGTCGCAGACCTCACCGGCGTAATTGACCGGGTGGATACTGCCATTCAAAGCGGGCAGCAGGCGGCGCGGTTTCTTGGCTTTACAAGCGACGAGGGTAAAACAAACATTGAGAATTTCATTGACAAAATGGAAGGATGGATGAACAGCGACGCCCTCACAAGTATTGACATGCCTTTTCGCACTTACAGGGATATGGCGATTACCTCCCTCGATTATGAGCGCAATAATCAGACCGACAGCTTGACGTTTACAATTGAGGCGCAGCAATTCAGATTTGTGCAGACGCTCTTTGTCGAAGCTTCAGCCGCTCCGAACCCCGCCGCAGGAAATAACGGCGCACAGGCTGGCGAAGCGGACAAGGGCGCACAAGAGGGCGAGGATGTGCCGGAGTCGTTGGGCAGTCAGGGTGTGCAGTTTATCAGGGGATTTTTTGAATGAAGCGAATCCAGAATATCACAGATGAGCCGATACAGCGCCACACAATAATATTTGACGAGGAGCAGATTGTTTTACGCCTGCGATTCTATCCGCGTACAGAGATATGGTGCATGGATCTGGAGTACAAAAACTGGCAAGTGTTCGGGCTTAAGCTGTCCGTCGGTGGGTTGCACATGATAAGCCACAGCATGCCTTTTGATTTCGTAGTATCCGACAACTCCGGCGAAGGGATAGACCCGTTCAAGCGTGACGATTTCCAGAGCAGACGCTGTACTCTGCTCATGCTTACCCGTGACGAGATGGCGAGCATCCGGGGAAATGAGGTGCCAGCATGAAACGCTTTAACCGCGAATTTGAATTAGTTGTACGCGCCCAGGGGGGTGATGTAATAGTGCGCCCGCCCCGGCGCATATCGTTTCAAGGGGATAAATCCATACGCGGGCAGCTCAATAAAGTACAGATCCAGCTTTACAATCTCCCCGAAAGATACCGGCTTGCTATGGTTAAGGACGCAGAGGAAGTGAAACACATCCCCCTTACCCTTGCCGTGGGATACAAGGGCAGTCTTGACTTGGTATTTAAGGGCACAGTCCACAAAGGCAGTAACGCCCGCGAGGGTGCCGATATTATCACCACTTTGGAAGGGCTAGATGGCGGCTTTGACCAGCGCAACAGCTACACCTCCAGAGTTGTAGAGGGCGCACAGCAGGCAATAAATGCGGCACTGGCTGACATGGCGAATACAACAGAGGGCAAGATACGCCCGCGCCCAGTGCTTACACGCCCGAAAGTGTTGATTGGCAACTCACTCAAACTCATTGAGGACATGATCGGGCCGAATGAGTCATGGTATATCGACGACGAGCAATTATATATTGTGGCAGACAATGAGGTGGTGGGTAATTACATCCCCACAGTAAGCGCGGAAACCGGCCTTATCTCCACGCCCACGAGGGAGAATCAAGAGGTGACATTCCAGACGCTCATGAATCCTGCGGTTAAGATAGGGCGGCGCGTTAATCTCATATCTGCCACGGCTCCGCACTTAAATGGTGTGTATAAAATCGACACAATAAGTTATCAGGGCGACAACTACGGAGACGAATGGAGCCAGACTTGCACCGGAAGACTAGCGGCGGGGGCGGTGATACTATGACACAGAAAAGACGCCAGCTTGTTGAGACTATAGACCAGGCGATACACTTCGCACTTGCGAACCTTCACACCTCCACGATTGCGCGAGTGGTTGCAGTAGATGAAACTACAATAGATGTGCAGCCGGTTATCAATCGAGTTGTGGAGGGTGAGTCTATCCCGCTGCCGGTGCTAAAGAAGGTTCCTCCGGTGTTTTTGCAAGGCGGCGGCAGCTACTCAGCTCATCCTATTAATATTGGCGATTATTGCCTGCTTATCCTTACAGAGCGGTGCTTTGATCGGTGGTATGAGGGGCAGGACGAACGATCCCCTGCAGAGTTTCGCATGCACGATTACAGCGATGGGATTGCCATTGTGGGGCTTAATCCACGTGCAGGGGCGCTTACCATTCCGCAGGTTATTACGCACATTGGTGATACATATGCGGAAGGTAATTATGAGCAAAAAGGGAATTACACGCACACTGGAGACCGGGAGCAGACAGGCAACCAGATAGTAAACGGCAATGTCACAATAAACGGTAGCCTGACTATAAACGCCTCAGAAGGTGACACCGTTGTGGTCAATGGCGTAACCCTTGAGGTATCCGGCGGTGATGTGATTGCAGACGGGGTAAGCCTTAAAACCCATACACACCCCGGCGACAGCGGCGGCACAACGGGAGAGCCTAACTGATGAAAGTATCACGCATTACAAAAGACGGAGACTGGACGTTTGGAAAAGGCCGGGCGAATTACACTCGCAACGAAAAAGCCATCGCACAGAATGTTGTTACGCGCCTGCGCTCATTTACCGACGATTGGTTTATCAATATCGAACACGGCATACCGTGGTTCGCTTTACTAGGCCAGCGCGGCACAGAGCGGCGTATACTGCGCGCTATAGAGCGCACAGTGCTGCAAACTGAAGGTGTGCGGGAGGTAACGCGCCTTGAGATTATCCGGCGCGATGGCGACAGGGGCATACTGATTGACATCGAGTATGTAAATGTGTACAATAACAACACAGCATTAAATAATCTGGAGTTGCCCGTATGAAACCACAATTTACGCCCGACGGCGTAGAAGTCCAGACATATCAAGAGATATACGACGAGTTAGCCGCAGGTTATCGGGACATATACGGCGAGGATATCAACCTCGACCCGGACAGCCCCGACGGGCAGCGTATCGGTATCGAAGCACAGGCGCGACTTGATCTCCAGTCGTTCGGGCTACTCCTGTATCAACAGATTGATCCGGATTTTTCCCTTGGGCAGCGCCTTAACTCCTTGATTAAACTCTCCGGCATTACGCGCCGCCCCGCCGCACGATCTCAAGTTGATGTGACTATTACGACAGATAGAGCGCTCACGCTCCCGAAGGATTATGCCGTTGAGGATGACCTGGGGCAAGCATGGATTACATTGTCAGAGATCGACCTGGTATCTGGCGAGAATACCGTTACGCTGTTTGCCGAGGAGTTCGGCGCGGTTGAAGCCGATGCTGGAACCATAACAGAACAGGCGACCTTTGTTATTGGGGTGGAATCTGTCACTAACCCTGACGCCGCAACCGTTGGGCGCGACGAAGAAACAGACGAAGAACTGCGCATCAGGCGTAACAGATCGCTAGAAACACCGCGATCATCTAGTACAGGCAGGCTGTTTACTGCGCTAGCCGATTTATTGAATGTGACAGATGTGGTCGTGTATGAGAATGATACAGATGTTACTGATTCGAGGGGAATCCCCGCCCATAGTCTGTGGGTAGTAATTGAGGGCGGAGCGGTTGACAATATCGTTGAGACAATGGTGAAAAATAAGACCGGAGGGAAACCCATGATCGGGGCTATATCCGGCACATACGATGAAGCAGTTATCCGTCCTGACGGTTCCGTTTTTACAATAGTCCATGAGATGTATTTTGATAGACCGACAATGGTTGACATCCATGTGCGGCTAAATGCCACGCGCAAAGAGGACGATTCTATTATTGATGAGGGATTAATTGCATCTGAAATAGCAAAAAAGACTTTTGTTATCGGAGAAAACTTACTTGCAGCTGACCTTTATCGCTACGCTTTTAATGCGGGGAATTGTTTTATCCCCACTAATTTGGAGATAAGCGCTGATGGAGGTGCAACATGGACGGACGGGCGTTTAGTATCTGCGCTGGATGAGAAGTACACCATTGATGCGGGTAATGTGACAGTTACAGAGGTAATACCGTAATGACCGATTATGTGCAAGCATATGTTGATTTACTGATAAAGCAGTATTGGCAGAATCCCAATGCCACCGCAGAAATTGCGTTGCAGGCTAGCACATGGGAGCGGGTGTTTAAATGGCTCGACAGTTTCCCTGATGAGTTCGACCTGGATATTGCTACGGGAGACAGGCTGGATATTATCGGGCGCATTGTAGGGATTGATAGGATTATTCCGTTTGTCGTCCCTAAGATTGCGTTTGGATTTGCCGAGAATCCTAATGCACGAGGATTTGACGATAAATTCTCACCACTTGCAAACTGTGCCCCGTTTCAAGATAAATTTGAAAGATCTTATACAAATTTACAGCTTGATGATGAGGGCTTGCGATTTTTCATCCATGCACGTATTGCTAAAAATGTAGGCTCGCCCTATATGGTAGAAGCTGATGAGACTCTGTCTATTCAAGATGCTATAAATACGCTCTTTGATGGCAATGCTTATGTGCTCGATAATAAAGACATGAGCTTAACGCTTTATATATCACCATCTTATAATCTTGATAGATTGCAAGCAATTATAAAACTTGATTTGCTCCCGAAACCTCAAGGGGTGCAGTATAAATATATTGTTCAGGCTGAGCCGGGGGAGACTTTCGGTTTTTCTGATAATCCTTATGCGCAGCCTTTTGCAGACAAATTTGATTTAGAAAATCAACCAGGCGGGCGATTTGCAAGAAAGGTGTTAATCTGATGGCAAAAATAGAGAGATATAATGGGGATTTGCGAGCGTTTGCAAGCGAATCAATAAGCACAGAGCGCACAATATTCGGTTCCACTGATCAGGGAGACACGCTCGACGAAAATATCACCGCTGATTTTCTGCGCGGGTGGGGTATTGTCGGAGTAAACGAAAATCCCACAAAACAGGATTTTAACGGTTTTGCGTATACTGTTACGCAGCTTATTGCATATCTACATCAGCAGGGTATTCCAGAGTGGAACACATATCAGGAATATTACGAGGGAAGCCGGGCGAAAGGTAGCGATGGCGCAATATATAAATCTCTGAGTGGCACGTCTGGTTCTCCGAATATGGGGAACGACCCGACTGCTGATACTGTAAATTGGTGGAATGAAAGTGAAAACTTTTTCAAAGATTTGACGACTAAGACGATATATAAAATGGCCGTCGATAACGGGGTTAGCGTTTTAATTGAGCAATAGGAGCATATATGTACGGATACCCAAAAACGATAGAAACCAAGACCGATGTCGCCGCTTTGACGGACTACATGGGCAGCAAGTGGGCCACGCAGGAAAACATCGACAAAAGCCTCGACTTTTTGCGCGGCCTGATTGAGAGCCGCAAGGCTTATTTTTTCGACAAGAACCTTGCCGAAGGCGAAGAGCCGACGGGATCTGCACCGGAGTATATCGTTCTGGAGCAGGAAGACGGAACGCGCAGACAAGAGGCCCTGGCCGATGACCCTAACGCGCGCATCTACCGCATGGGTTTTACTGTAGATGAAGTGCAGGCGCTCATAGATCAGATTGAAGGGAGTAAATAATGGTAGGAGATAAGATAATCGTACCCGCGCAGGCGGCAGGTTTTGCGAGCCTGTTCGGGCACATCGAAAAAGGCAGCGGCGACACCCTTAATCTGCCGGAGGGCATGCTGAACATCGGCGGCAATGGTAAAGGGTATCTTACATCTCAGGAGTCGAACTGGGACCCTTTTGACGCTGCAAACAATGACGGCAGCTTTAGTTCTGCAAACCTGGGCGATGATATATATATCTACGCCTGCCAGCACTCAAGTGGCACAGCCAAATGGATAGCAAGCAAAAACACTACCGTCCCCACCGGGTACACCACCGGTGATAGCCGCAAGGTGGGCGGTTTCCACGTTGGGCGCTTTCGTGGGATAGCTAACCGCTACGATACCGCATACGTGCCGCCCACGCAGATAATCCCCAACAGCTGCTGGGATATCCAGCACCGCCCTACATGCGACCCCACCGGGATGGCTGAGATCGTACCCGGTAGCCTTTGGGCAGATATCTATCTCAACAGCGAAGGGTCAGGCACATGGCCGGAAAACGTCCCGGTCAGCAAGTACGGAGCCACCTTGATCCGCGACAATATCTATAGCCGCTCCGACTTCCATCAGCTGATAAATAACGCCGGAAAACGCCTGCCCACGCCGGAGGAGTTTCTGCGTTATGCTGAGGGTGCGCCCCAGGGGAGCGACACGGACAACGACACAGCATGGAGCGATACCAGCAATACCGAACCCACTACAGCAGGCGGAGTTGCAAAGGCTGTCAGTCAGTACAATGTTGTCGACGCTGCAGGGAATTTGTGGGACTGGCTCGATGCGAACTACGATCTGGGCTTAGAAAATACGGTTGGATGGGTCGAGGATATAGTTAATGTCGGCAAAGATGAAACTATACCCAGGGGCTCGATGTTCACATATCTGTATGGCACTAGCACATCTTCCTGGCGCTCCATCAGCGGCGGAGGCAACTGGGACTACGGCGTGGGCTGCGGTTCGCGCTGTCTCTATTCGGCTGCGCATCCGTGGGTTTCGACTGGGTATGTGGGTTTGCGCGGCGTCTGTGACGAGATGAAGTGCAAGCGCTGATAGACCAGATTGAAGGGAGTGAATAGAGATGGCAGCAGGAGACAAGATAATCATACCCGCCCAGGCTGCGGGCTTTGCGAGTTTATTCGGGCATATCGAAAAAGGCAGCGGGGATACCCTCAACCTGCCTGAAGGGATGCTCAACATTGGCGGGAACGGTAAAGGGTACTTGACATCGCAAGAGACAGACTGGGACCCGTTTGACGCTGCGAACAATGACGGTTCTTTCAGTTCCGTAACACTGGGCGATGATATCTATATCTACGCTTGTCAGGATGCGAGCGGCACAGCCAAATGGATAGCAAGCAAAAACACTACCGTCCCCACTGGGTACACCGCCGGGGATAGCCGCAAGGTGGGCGGCTTTCATGTTGGACGATACCGCGGGATAGCAAACCGCTATGATACAGCATACAACCCGCCGACTCAGATAATCCCCAACAGCTGCTGGGACATCCAGCACCGCCCCACATGCGACCCCACCGGGATGGTTGAGATCGTACCCGGTAGCCTCTGGGCTGATATATACCTCAACAGCGAGGGCGTTGGCACCTGGCCGGAAAATATCCCGGTGAGCAAATATGGTGCTACCCTTATTCGCGACAACATCTACAGCCGCAGCGACTTCCACCAGCTTATAAATAACGCCGGAAAACGCCTGCCCACGCCGGAGGAGTTTCTGCGCTATGCCGAGGGCGCACCACAGGGAAGCGACACCGACAACAACACTGCCTGGAGCGATGCCAGCAACACCGGACCCACCACAGCGGGCGGGGTGGCAAAAGCTGTCAGCCAGCACAATATTGTCGATGCCGCAGGGAACCTGTGGGAATGGTTGGATGCGCACTATGATCTGGGCTTAGAAAATACGGTTGGATGGGTCGAGGATATAGTTAATGTCGGCAAAGATGAAACTATACCCAGGGGCTCGATGTTCACATATCTGTATGGCACTAGCACCTCTTCCTGGCGCTCCTTCTGCGGCGGTGGCTACTGGCACTACGGCGTGCACTGCGGTTCGCGCTGTCTCAATTCGGCTGCGCATCCGTGGGTTTCGGATGGGGCTGTGGGTTTGCGCGGCGTCTGTGACGCCTTATGATAAAAACTTGAAAAAAGGAGACAAAACATGACTAAACAAATCCTGAAACTATTGAAAGAACCTTCAACTTACGCTGGCTTTGCTGGCATCCTTGCGTCAATCGGTGTGTGGGGCATGACTGAAGATCAGTGGATGCAAGTAGGCTCTGCCCTTGCTGCTGTAGCTGGCGCCGCTGCAATGGTAATCAGCGAAGCCACAAAAGACTAATGTGGAAAACAATCGCTCTTGTGCTTGAGGTTCTGCTGAAACTAGCGGCTCTCTGGCACAAGGGCAAGCCCCAAAGGGATACACAAGATGACCGCGAGGACATTACAAATCGCGACACCGATGCTGTTTCTGCTCGTATTGATAAGCTGCTCACAAAAGCCCGCAATCGTGCTGAACGAAGCTAAAACGGTGGCGCTTGAGCAGGGCGAAAAAGCCCCTTGGGATGGGTGGCTGCTGACCGATGGAGCATTGACGACACTGCTAGAGGAGGTTGAGGCTTGCCAGAAATAGACAACAATCAACATCCATGCCCGCCCCCGCATGCCCGTTACACTGGATCAGACCGGCGTATCCATTGCTCTTACGCGGATGAAGCGGCAGACAAGGCAGCGCGTAAAGTGATTGCTGAGGTGTTCGGCGTTGATACGGCGCACCCTGAGCAACTGAAAAACTTGCGGCAATCGCTCATGTTTACGGAACGGCTGATGAAGTATGCAGAGAAAGGAGCGCTGAGCATGGTTGCTACGATTGTAGCGTTGCTCGGTGCAGCGGTGTGGGCGAGCATTACATTCAAGTTTACGGGCGGTAAATAAACCATTGACACAATAATCAATATCAACTATTCTGAGGTTGCGCTGTTCCCCCTTTGTCCGGCGCTCCCAGAGTTCCCCGGTGCATTTCTCCTTCTGCACCGGGGATTTTTTGTTTTATACGTACATGATGCGCGTTTTGTTTCAACATTTATTTGCCCACAACCAACACGCTAAAATAATGCCATATCGAGGACACATAAGTCTGCATTTGCCCATAATCAGGGCGCTTGCCGTGCTTTACGCAGTCCGGATGCTCCAGTAAGCGGGATAGCACTGGCCATGTCTGCCATGCGCCACGAGGGCGGCCTAGCTTATCCCATGTGCCGTATGATTCCGGTTGTCCGCACATATCACGGCCTAGCGCCATTGCTCTGTTGATATACCCGCGCCCACCGTTATACGATGCAAGCGCGGCGCTGATGCGATCTGAGCCGTAAAGTTCATGCAGCTTGTCGTACTGTTCGCCCAGGTAGGCAACCCCGAACTCTACGTTGTCTTGGATGTTGTGGACGTCGATGCCGTTATCCTTTGCCGTTGCGGGCATTATCTGCATAAGTCCAACAGCACCGGCGGGCGACACGGCTTCAGGGTCAAAGCGCGATTCCTGCCACATTTGTGCTTTGATTAGGAGCCAGCCGTGCTCCCCGTAGATGTCGAACAGTTCTGGGAACCAGTTTTTTGTAGATTGTTTGATTAGGTCGTCGTAGTAGTTTGTGGGCATGTTAAATCCTTTCTTGTGGATGTGGTGGCAACTCCATCCAGTGGGTTACCTCCCCGTAGGGCGCCAGGGTCAGCCGTCCCTTTGATTTTGCGGGGAACGACTTGACCAGCTTTCGGGCGTATTCCGAATAAAGGACGAAGCTCGAGCCGTCGGGCTGGCCGTGGGCGACCCGGCATTCAACATACGTCAGCCTGTGGCCGTCGGTAGCCACAAAGCGGAGCAAGTCCTCCGGGAGAAATTCCAGCAAAACGGCCATAAGCTCGGGCCGCTTTGGGTCCGTCCCCGCAGCGGCCAGGGCGCAGGACAAGGCGGCGTTAAATTCTGAAACGGGAATCATTATTTTTCACTCCGGGTAAAGTCCATCGGCATGATAATAGCGACGCTGTTTTCGCCTTTGAAATAAACGGGGCCTTTTCCGCCCCCCGCCGAAAACTCCGTCGGATTACCGGAAAGCGCGTCTTTAAAAAAATCAATTTGAATGGCGTACCCGCTGGGAAGGGCGCGGATAACTTCGCAGTAAATCCGCTCGAAATATTTGCTTACAGGGAGCGTAGAAAGCTCGGAATTTAGCGGGGTAACGCGATTAATATCCGGAAATTGAAGGCCCTCTTTATTTTCGACTAGGACAATTTCTTTTTTACTCTTCGAAACTACCTCATAAAGCCCCGCGGGTATTTCTTCGGATAGGTTAAACCTGTGCGCCCTATGACCGTCCGTGGCTTCGATCATGCGGCCCGTCGAATTTATAAGTCCGAAGTTAGGTTTGTTCGGGTCTTTTGAAAGAGCTGCAGCCACAAACAAAACCCCGTAAAAATCGCAATACGTTTTGTGTATCCTGATCATATTGGCATTCTCCTGTGGTGGGGAAGCCCGGCCGCTCTGGTAGCCGGCCGGGCGTGTCGAAAATTCCTATTGCATGTAACCATTCGCCCGGAGCTGGTCGTCATTCCAGCCAGCAGCGATAAACGCCTCGTAGGACTGGCCCGCGGCTTTAGCGGTCATAACGGGGCCGGCGGGAGGCGCAGGCGGAGCGGCCGGGGCGGAAGGGGGCGCGGGAGCTCCGCCGGGGGGATTCAGGAAATCGGGCGCGGGCGCAACGCCGGCCGGGACACCGGGCGCGGGGGGCGCCTCCGGTTAAAATCTTCATAATATCTTCGGCCAATTCTTCCTCATATTTCTTTTCTTTTGTTTCGATTATTTCCACGGTCACTTCAAGATTTGTAAAAATAGCATCAAGATATTCATAACCAAATCGAGCAAGCCTATCTTTGTATTCAATCAGCACCCGTTCAACTTTACCCTCGAAGCACATCTTGATTAGTTTGTGTATGCCGTTTCGCTTTTCATTTATCCCACTGGCAATCTCATCAATTAAAACATACTTATAACCTTTGGCTTCTGCGTGTTTTCTCAACCTGTCTTTCTGCCGTTCAAGGTTTTCTTTCTGCTTTGCCGTTGAACATCTTGCGTAAATCACCGTAACCTTTTCTTGCTTCTCTTTCTCGACACCCATATAAGCGTCTAAATCTTCCTGTCGGAAACGCCTATGTTCGCCAGTAGTCTTGAAAGATTTTATCTTTCCGTTGTTGGCAAGCGTCTTGAGCGTGTTTATTGACACACCAAGATATTCGCTTGCTTCGGTGATTTTATAGATTTTCATACTTCGTTTCCCCAGACATCCCATCCGCTCTGTGGAAACCTACAAAACAGCTCTATTCTTGGAATATCCCCACAAAGCCTTATAATTTCATCTCGTATTTCATCAGGCTTGCGACTATGTTCCCGTACTTTATGCCTTTGTAATTGCCTAACTCCTGCCGAAAATCTTTTCGGTTTCCCTTTCGTTGCAAGAAGACACATCTCAGGGTTTTTTCTTGTCCACATACCAACACCAAAATGGTCTTTCCCATGCTTAGTTTCCTTCACCCAAGTGAAACCAATAGTCTTGAATGTAAAACCCCATGACTTTATTGTTTCAAGGGCGTCTTGCAGTTGTGTATCTACTACCCACAGAAACAGAACACAGTTTTCATCTGCAATACTTTCAACAGGAAGATTTTTAATATCATCTATTGTCATCAATGGATAATGTTGCTCATTGCCTCTTTTTTTATCCCGACTAAACTGGCTATTGCTATCCCACGGCGGGTCAGCATAGATAATCTGATACTTCTTATTTGGAAATGGTATTTGTTCCATCTTTCAACTCCCTAACTAATTTTTCATTTGCATCCACAATCTTCTGCATATCCTCAACGGATATTTCTTTTTCCAGTGGTTCAAAAAAGTAAACTTTCTCATCTTCCGTTTCAAAATATTCCTTCGTAACCTTAATGATCTTCATGTCTTATTCCCCTTTAATATAATCATTTTGCACCTGAAAGTCAAGTGAATTTAACCGATTTATAATGTTTTTGTTGGAATTAATCAAGCAGTTTCAACCTCCTTCAACTCGCATCAATGTCAATCGAAGCATCATATAATACCAGTTAATAATATCCCCAAAGAAGCCTCCGTCTTTTAGGCACTGAACAGCGCTGATAAGGAAAATCAATGGCGATAAAATTATCATCGTCACGCCAAAAATAGTATATAGATATGGTTTATTTCTGATCCAGCTTCTTAGCTCATGGCGTTTCAGATTTTTCATTATATTCCCCTTCAATCACTGGAATCGCTCATTTACTTATTCCGGTTGCTTTTATTTTTTCCAGCAAAGCGATTTTTTCCATGTCCCGTGCTCTTATTTTTTCCATCACCTTGCTTCCTTGAATATAATCGCATTGGTCAGCATGATACTTTTGCACTTCAATCATCCCATCGATTAATTCAATTTCATGCTCTGTCAGTTTCATTTTTTCCCTCTCTATCCGCTCAATTTCAGATCATTAAAAACCACTGGAATCCGCTTTGCAAACTCAGCCAGAAGTGGTATCGCAATCTCCCGCATCTGAGGGTGTGCCGTAGTATCTGTGCGCAACTTGAAAAAGTGTCTCCATTCTCTCAAGTTTGCGGTCATTACCAACTCAGTCTTTAAACTGCTAGGTAAAACAGATCTGGCTTGTTGAGGGGTCCAACCTTTTGCACGAAGATACTTATAATCTTTTTCAGCCTCATTCATTGCTGTCATCCAAATAAACTCATCATCACCGAAATAAGACAGTTCTTCTTCACTACAAAAATCAAAGTCGTTGTACTCGCCAGGCTCAACGTCTACCCATGGTGGAAGAATAAAGGTAATGTGTCCTTCCTTATGGTCGCAGTACCGTGTGCTCTCCTGGCTGTAGCTCGCAATCCTATGGCGGACGATTTCATGCGACACGCCACGATCACAGATGATACGCACAGTGACTGTGACATGCTCAAAAACCGACTCATGCCCACGTGCTAGGAGCATCTCTACAAACATTGGTGCGGAATCGGCAGTGATCTTGTCCTCGCTTTTGTAGCAGGTTCTGCCTGCAAGCTCGATCATCTGTAGTGGTTCTGGAGTAATGTGAAGAATCTTGGTAGAGGGTTTAATCAATAACATGGTTAATCCTCTTTCTATAAGAATTTACGAAGATATTCATGGAAACATTTTTCACAAACAATCCCGTCGCCGTGGTCGTTTGTTGAATAAAAATCATTTTCAAAGGTACATCTGGAAACTGTATTGCATACGCAGCATCGACAGTTTTTGTAACGGCGTTTTTCGTCTTTTTTTGTAACAATATGGTCATCTTCAAGGTTGTTGTATTCTTTCATTTTGTCCCCTCTTCCCCTTTCTAGTCATTCAATTTTAAAGTTTACTCGGTCCCCGTACTCTCCCTTTTTCCCCTTGTTCCATTGCTGAACAGGCCGGAAAAAGCCAACAACGCGGCTGTACACTTCAGGCGCCTCCTGGCATTTCATCCTAATGCTTTCAGCCCCACCTGAAGCCAACCGGGCACGCGCTTCTTTCAAGGGCCCATCGGGCAACTCGCCATGTATCAGCCCTTCACATTCAGGATGACAGCAGAGTTGGTTCTCGATTCCCTTTTCCCGGAAGAATACGGGACGCTGACGGTTGATCAGCTCCCCGCAAACGTCGCAGACATACCCTTTTGTCGTTCTCATTGCTAACCCCCCTTAGCTTGCAACAATCTCACCCCCTGGCCGTATAACCGCCGCTCCTGCAACCGGGCATAGAACCAACGTATAGCGCGCCCCGCTCTTGATATTCTCGCCCAGCTCCACTTTTGACGTCCTCCCCTCCCTGAAGGAAGGGGATTCCCGATATTGCTACCAGGAACTTTCTGCTTCACAGAAAACAGCCTATGTCTCAAAGAGACACGGGGCTTACATTCTCTCCACAGACTGTTGCGGCAAGCCCTGCCGCCAATATGTTTTTGGCCGCGTTTATGTCGCGGTCATGATGGGTGTTGCACTCAGGACACGTCCACTCTCTTTTGGAAAGTGGCATGGATTCTTCTACGTGTCCGCAGTTCGAGCAACGTTTGCTCGATGGGTACCATCGGTCTATCCCTATCAGCTCGCGCCCGTACCAGTGGGCTTTGTACTCAAGCTGTCGCAGAAATTCCGACCAGCTTGCGTCTGATATGGATTTTGATAGATGGCGGTTTTTCTGCATGTTCTTTACCGACAGTGTTTCAACCGCGATAGCTTGGTTCTCGCGTATCAAGCGGGTTGAAAGCTTATGCAGAAAATCCCTGCGTGTGTCTGCTATCTTTGCATGTAAACGCGCTACTTTCTTGCGTGCTTTGGCGCGGTTGTTTGAGCCTTTTTGCTTTTTGCTCAGGCGGCGCTGCAGCACACCCAGGCGCTTTTCATATCTGCGCAGGGTATTGGGTGCGGCAACCTTTTCGCCATTTGAAAGTACGGCGAAATGGCTCAAACCCAGGTCGATACCGACCTTGCTCTTGACCGCTGGCTTTGGCGCTACGCAGTCCTCGCACAGAAGCGATACGAAGTATCTGCCTGCAGGGTCTTTGCTTACGCTGACGGTAGATACCTTCGCCGCCTTGGGGATAGTGCGCGACCAGCGGATATTGAGCGGTTCTTTCATCTTTGCAAGATAGAGAACCTTACCGTCCCAGCGAAACGCGCTCGCAGCATAGGTCGCGCTCTGGCGTCCATGCTTGGACTTGAACGAAGGATACTGCGAGCGTTTTGCAAAGAAGTTATTGAACGCAGTCTGCAGGTGGCGAAGCGCCTGCTGGATCGGGACGGAAGACACTTCCCCAAGCCATGTGTACTGCGGATCTTTTTTGAGCGCAGTAAGTAAAGCAGATGTTTCGTGGTATCCAACCTTTTCACTGCGCTGAAACCATGCGTCAGTACGCACACGCAGCATGTAGTTATACACAAAGCGAGCACACCCGAACGTCTGTGCAAGAACCTGCTCCTGCTCAGACGTGGGATAGAATCGAAACTTATATGCTCGCTTGATATTCATAGTTTACATACTAACGTGTTCGCGTGTAAGATGCAAGTATTTAGAACCTCAAAACCAAAGCCATGACTGCTGTCGCAGTCAGCACCTTATATCCCCGCCCTGAAGGACCGGGTTTTACGGTGCGGGTGGATAAGAAAATATCTTTTTGCTCGGCTGTCAACCCCATAGCACCCCCTACTAAAGTTTCACAAGATCATTACAATGAACCAATATCCAGAATCCGGGCCGCCCCTTTTCCGCCAGGCACACAACAGGAGTCTTGCCTTCCTTCACCGCCAGCTTTTTTGTGTCATCCCACAGCGTGACGGCAGAGTGTTTTTTCCTCCGCTTGGCCTCGATAAACAGCGTTTCGTGGAGCGTATCGCTCCGGGTCTGCTTCCCGTTCCCCCCTGATAAGGGTGTTCGTTCCGTTCCGAAATAGGCGGCAATGCGCCGTTCGTCCTTTTTCCATGCTTTATCACTCATTCGGCCTCCTTCACAAAAGATTAAACCCATTTCCCGGCCTGAAGAATATCCACCAGCTTTTCCCTTTGGGCATTTCTGGCAGTAACATAGGCAGCGTTACGGGCAACTGTCCAATAGGGAACCCTAGAAACTTCCCAAGAAAAATCTTGGGTAACATCCCACGAAGCATTAAGGACTGCGCCCAGAGCGAGGGTATGAGCGGCATCCTGCGAAACCGCACGTGCTGATTCCTCGGCAGATATATAAGCGGCATCCCACGGGGAAGTATGAGTAACATCCATTATGGCTCTAAGAGCAAGCCTCCAAGCAGAAACACGAGCAATATCCCAAAAGGAGGAACCTGTCATCTCCTCAAAAGCATCCCACACAGCATGCCAAGCTGTGTCATGAACGGCATTTAATTCTCTGTCTGTCGCTTGCCCTTCAGCGTATCGCCATGCAACATCTAAAATATCTTTCCCCCGTTCTTTAGTTAACAGATGTTCCACAGGTCGAGCACACCACACAGCATATTTTCGCCACAGGTTACTATACTCGGGTACAGTCCTCAGCGTCCATAGTGTGTCATCCAAACCGTTGCTTTCCAGAATAGTTATTAAGGGCAACATCTCATTATCGGCTTCTGTTTTACCTAGGTACCTCAACAGGTTTTTCCAGTCGGTTGTGGATGGTTGGTGTTCCCTTATCCGGTTCAATCTTCGTAGGGCATTTCGTTATGGTAATATTCCCCGAGCATAGCCAGGAACCCCTTGCAGTCTTTGGATGTCATGCCGGCGCCCCTATCCTCTTGAGGTCAACAATCCCGTCCTCAGTCTCGTTCAGCGTGGTTAAAACCGCAAGAGCCTTTTTTTTGTCGCCAATGGTGAATGTTATCTCGCCGTATATCCCCGGCAGGCTTCCGAAATGTTTCACCCCTTGCCGGTGAAAAGCTCCGTAGGCTTTGGCGAACTCTTTCACGAACCACTTTTGTTCGCTTTCCACCATCTCCCGGCAGAGCTTTTGCCATCCTCCGTATATATCGACAATCACCGCCTGTGTTACCGGGTCGTCAAAAACAACATTCTGGTAGGCTCCCCGCTCCCTGATTGCCCGCCAGACTTTCCCGGACTCTACCAGGCCCTTGTCATCCGCCGAGCCGCCCATGATGTTCTCCAGAAAATCCGCCACGGTGGGCATGGTGGTAAACTTCCGGGAACCGAGCATCCGCAGGGACGCCTTGTTGATGTCCTCCAATGCACAACGCTTCAGTGCTTCAAATCGCAAAGCAACCCCAGCAGTAGACAACTGCACGCCAAAGTTCTCCGCTAAACCCTGCATAATCGTTCCAAACCTTCCCTTGTCGCTGTCAGTCATCAGTAATCCCCCTCAACAAACGCCCTGATTGCTTCGGCATTAACCCGCTCCCGGAAAGACTTCGGCTTTTCGTCCAGCCTGGCCGGGCCGCTCCGCCCGAACTTGCCGGAAACCTCGTTGCGAATCCAGGTGCGGCATGTAGCAACCCAGTCTAGTTTTTGGTTACCGGCCCCGCGGTGGAAGTCAAGGCATGCCTCAATAAGTTCCACTGTGCGGTTTGGCTGTAGGGGGAAACCTTTTTCGATCACCCAGGCGTTTATTCCCTTTACCTGCTCAGGTGTCAACTGCTCAGGAGGAAGGGACTTCACCACCTTTTCTTTTTTGCGCTTTTCGGGCGTGGGGGGAATAAAAGGGGGGTTCTTTTCTATTGACGGTTCTATTGGTGGTTCTAATGACGGTTCTAATGACGGTTCAAGGGGGGTTGTCTCAGGGGCCGTTACGGGGTTGTCTCCGTGGCCGTTACGGGGTTGTCTCCGTGGTTGTACGGGGTTGTCTCCGTTGTTGTTAAGTGGTTGTCTCAGGGGCCGTACAGGGTTGTTTTTGGGGCTGTACGCCCCCTGGTTTACCCCCCTATTTTCGTGCAATGCAAACGGGTTCACATGGTACAGGTTAGACCTTGATGACCCGTTTTCCCTTTGCCTGCTTTCTTTCAGCAAAAACCCTTTTTCGACAAGGGTTGAAATGTGGCGGTCAAGCGTTTTTATTGTGATACCGCATTTTTCCGCCACCCGTTTCCTACTCGGCCAGCATTCCCCGTCATCGTTGGCGTGATCACAAAACACCACTAAAACAAACTTTGTCACAACGGGAAGAGGCACAGCCCACACCGCGCCCATCAATTTAACGCTCATTTTTAATTGCCTCCTAGGTTACATGAAGGGACTTCATTTATTCAGAAAAAGGTGTTCATCCGAAAACGCATACCATAACGTCCTGTCGTGGGCGTTTCTGTTGTAATTCCCTATTATCAGCACACCACGAGTTCTCAGGTGTTTAAGGACGCGCTCAATTTGTCTCCGAGTCCAATAAGGGAAATCTGTTTCAAAGTCGGCTATGGATTTATTTATCCATGTTCGTCCATCGTGGCAGTTATTGTCATTCGCTTTATTTGTAATCCAAAAAATCATGTGCTTAATAATGATTGCACCATCGACACCGTATTCCTCGGCATGCTTTACATCGAAAAAATGGTCCATTGCAAACACTCCAAAAAGATTTAAAACCGCTAGAAAGGGAGGTCATCATCACTGACATCAAAATCCGAGACCCGAACGTGGTAAAGATTTTCGATATTGGCACCGTTTTCGTCAAATTGCAGTTCTTTTGTTAAGAACCCTGTGTTTGCTAACTGGGCGATATGCCTATCCACTGTTTTTGGTAATAATCCGCACTTTTTGGCAATCCACTTTCGGGTTACGCAACAATCGCCGTTTTCGTCTGCCGCATAAAGCAACGCCATCAGAACAAACTTTGTCATAGCAGGAAGGGCTAAATCCCATCCCGCTTTCATCGATTCAGCATTCATTCCATTGCCTCCTTGGTTAAAACGGCATCCGAACCTGGTAAAAGTTTTTGATATTGCCGCCGTTATCGTCGAATTGCAGCTCTTTTGTTAACCAATTAATGTTTACTAGCTGGGCAATACTCCTATCCACTGTTCCCAGTGTTACCCCACATTTTTCGGCAATCCACTTTCTAGTTACACTGCAATGGCCGCATTCATCCGCAGCATAAAGGAACGCCATCAGAACAAGCTTTGTTGTGGCGGGAAGTGGCACATCCCACGCTGTGCCCATCAACTCAACGCTCATTTTCCATCGCCTCCCCGGTTAAAAACCGTTAAAAGGGTATGTCATCATCACCGGCATCAAAAGCCGGGTGTTCCTCTCTCTGTTCCTCTCTGTATGCCGGGGCCGCTTGATCACCATTCGGCCAGTCGATCACCTGAATGTTTTCGGCGACCAACTCAACCGTTACTTTCGCCGCTCCGCTCTTATCTGTCCATTTTCTTGTCTGCTGCCTCCCTACCACAAGCACCCGCGCGCCTTTTCTTAGATTTCCGTTGGCGAACTCTGCGTTTTTCTCCCAGGCAACAACGTTAAACCATTCGGTTTCCTTCTCTTTACTAGCCAAATAAGAAGAGCATGCTATGCTAAAATTAGCAACCGCCTTGCCCGATTGTGTGTAACGCAATTCGGGGTCGCGGCCTAGCCTCCCTCCTGCGAAAACCTTGTTGATGTTCATACGGCCTCCGAGTCAAAAAAAGCCCCGAACCGCGCAGGTGCGAGCTACGCGGAACGAGGCCATGTGGAAAACCTATTTTACGCCCTCGCACGGCGTTGTATTTTTGGGATGTGTTATTATCTGAAAATGAAGGGTAAAAGTCAAGCTTTTATCATCCTTTATTTTCCAGGGGTACGGGGTAAAATTCTTTTTCTTGCCAATTTTTGCATGTCTGCCCACGAGTGCACCCCGAATCGAGTGTACGGCAAGGAAGGCGGTATTTTGTATCTTTTGTACAGTTGAGTAGGGCTTGAAGTATCCAGTATTCTTTTGAACAGATATGCGTCGGTGTATTTCTGATGGGGGGAAAGCTTGTTCAATTCCCTTCTGTGCATGGCCTTGAAAAATGCCATCTTTTTAACTTTTCCATCAAGCCCCATTGCCCGCCAAATGTCAAGCTGCCGCATTCCCCCTTGGGCAAGTTCGCGGATTTTGGCAACAGGCACAGAGACAGGGCCGTCTTTGCAATTGAATGTGATCATTTTGTGGCCTTATTTAAGAGACAATAATATTTGGAGCTGCCATAGTCCCGGCAGTTCTTACCGTTGAGATATGGGAAACCTCGCCACTTTCCAGCATAGCCAAGGCTTCCTCCCTGGTGTAGGTTTTAACCGCTTTCTTGATGTTCTCCCTTATTTTGTTATACTTGCGTTCGTAGTCGGGTATCTCGAAAATCAACCCGCCTTGCCCGACGCGATACGGGCCGAATCTCTTGCAAGAGTCGCACATGATACGTTCCGGGGCTTTGTCGCCTTGCACATATTTTTTCAGTACATGCACAGGTTTTCCACAGAAACAACACGGAACTATGAATATGCGCGACGATACACTGTTTTTTTCTTTTGGTTTTGTCACCCTTTGCCCTCCATTGAAACAAATCATTTATCACATGGTTGCTCTATTTTGACCGTGCGCAAACTCATTGAGTAAAAGTACGGTTTCGCGGGGTCGAGACCTTTGCCGACTAAAAGTTTTAATACTTCTGACGGCTTTTGCTTGTATATCTGGTTGATAGGTATGGTAATCTCCATAGCAACCCCCTTTCAGACAAAGTGTTTTCAGGCTTCCCACTTCCCGGTATCGTCTTTTTTTAAAGTCTTTTTGAAGCAAACCTTTGCTTTTGTATGGAAAATCACGATACCCTCGGGGTCCATAAACCCAGGGGCGGCAGTACTCCCAGTCAACCTAAGACTAACCATAACTAGAGACGGGTTAAAGTCATCGAAAAGCCCACGCCACAAAACCGGGACAACATGGCAACATGCGGGCCGCTCATTTTCCCACCGGGAAGTGTTGAAGAGGGAAAAGCGCCTTTTGCCTTTCGGAAGGCCATAACCGCGTTGGATACCGGAACCCCACCATTCACCGAAATGGCGGCCAGCCCCAAGCGTGAGTAGTTCTTCTTTGTGTTCGTGTGCCCATTTGGAGAAACCGAAATTATCGGTTTCCGGCGTAATCCATCGGGTCCGGGAACCGGTATAAAAACCACCATCTTCAGTAATGAGGATCTGGGCATTAGTTCCATCAATTTTTTCAGTAACAATGACTTCTCGGCTATACCTTCCCATTTTGGGGAATTCACAAAAATCCATAAAAGTTACTCCTTTTCAGTCTCACAGACGAGGGTGTATTCGGGATTAGGCGTAACGGAAACAAGTTTACAATTGCCGAGAATTTCCTTAGGAAATTTCTCTGGTGGGCACTCTAGCCATAAATTAAAATGGAGGGGAAGAGGTAAATCTTCTGGAGGATAATAAACGGCAATGACTTTTCCGCAAGCATAAAACTTGTTGCCTAGTGAATCGCTCCAGTTGTATTTGGCCTTAAGGATTTCCCGGGCCTTTTGGAGGTCATCGAAGGAATGAGTTATAAGCCGGTGTCTTTCGGGAGAGAAGATAAACTCTCCGGGAAGGTTATTATACTCAAGAAGAAAGTGTAATTGTTGGGCATCCTGGAGGGTTTGTTTTGCTTCTTTGATGATTTCCTCGACTGGTCGGTAAGTTTCCATGGTTTTCCTCCTTGTTTGATAAAAAGTTGAAGATATGTAAGGGACCGATACAAAAACCCCCTTTATCCTTGTGCCATCAGCAAAGCCAAAGCTTTTTCGCGTAACATCATTGCCACGTTCGCAACGTCCACGCTCTCGTTTGTAATACCTACCAGGCCAGTGAAATCATTTGCCTCGGCGATCTCAATTTCAGTGAACAGTTCGTTAATTTCCTCTGCCAATTTGCACTTCAGTTCGGCCAGGCTCATTTCCAGCCAATCGCCTTTGTCTATGTTCTTGGGCAAATTCAGCGTTTCCACCATTTTCCGCCCGAAAAACTTTACCTCATTCTCGCCGCGCATCATTTCAACACCCCCTGCCTTCCATCGCTAGTTTAATCACCCGCCGCACTCGCTCAAAATCCCAGCGCGAAAAAAATATTACCCCACTATCATTTTTATTTCGGCAATCCATTTCATTGTCTAGCCAGCGCAATACCTCAAGCATTTCAGGTGCAGCGGCAATTAAATTTGCATTGGCTTGGTGCTCTCGGTCTCCTATCTCATAATCTGGGTATTTGCAAAAATTTACCAATGCAATGTGTTTTACCGGCAAATTCGGCGTTGCAAATGTGTTTATCGCTGTGCGTACATGGCTTGCATCAGCCACCCACGGGCCAGGTGTGTGTGCAGGATTTTTTTTAACTGGGTTGTTGCTTTTGTTGTTCATTTCAACACCCCCTGTCTGACCGCCTGTACAACAGTACGGCACACCATTTCACACTGATCAAACTTTTCGGGGTTCTGGTGGATGAACCGGTGACATGCCATGCAAAGCGGTATTGCGAGGATGTCATCAGCCTTGAGACCGGCACCGCTAAAATTGCCCACGCCTTTGATGTGATGCGCCTCGGCTTCCGGGAATTCGCACACGCAACAAGGCTGTTTCCGTACCCAATCCAGATATTTTTGCGATCTCCAACGCACAGTGTTCATAGTTCCCTTTCTCCCGGGACCGGCAAGAATAAGTGGAGCCTGTCAGCACAGAACATTTCAATATTGTCCATGTACTCAGCAAATTCCGCCGTGTCCATTTTTGTTGTTGTTTGCCTGATTTTCAGCGCTTGCCCCCCCACCGTGACCACCTTAGTGGGGAGAAAGCGCCCCTTAAAAAACTCGTGTATGTCCTCCGCGCTGTATATCTGCCCTGTGCTATCTGCTATGTGTAGCCGTATAACGTCCAGGCGCACCCAATACAGCGCGTTTTGTGACAAACTGCGCTTGCTTTTGTGCGGTCTAATTATTACTTCATGCGGCCCTTCCTCCGGCAACGCTCTGATTAGGTCGCACGCTCTTTCCGCTATTAGTTTGTTGGTTATTACAAACTTCTGTTTCATACAAAAGCCCTACCAATGCCGGGAAGTCATCCCCGAAATGTTTGACCGCACAGCTTAAACAAATGCTGTGCGTCTCCCCTTCCTCCCCCCCTTTTTCACCGATCACCTCACCGCACCATGCACAAATTACCTTCATGCCGCGCCCTCAAATTTCTTTTTCAGCTCGTCCTTTTTGGCGTTAAACTGGGTCATTTCCTTTTTGTTGAAATGTTCCCGGGCCATCGGATACCGGTTCTTGTATATTGCGCCGAGGTCTCCAAGGTCCATAGCCCCTTCCATTTCGGTTATTACGTTTTCAAGCGGGATAAAATCAGGCAAAGGGGGCTTCTGAGTGGGCTTCTGCTCTTTCTTTTTGCCTTCCTCTTCGTGCTGATTTGTCGCGTCTGCGTCCTTGGCATCGTCAATCAGGAATAGGCCATTGAGAGCGTATTTTCTGGCGTAGCTGGACGCCGCGCCGGTGATCTGGCTTGCGTCCATGCCTTTTTTGGTTTCGGGTTCCCGGGCATATGCTGACACTTCCACCCCAAAAGCCCCAGCGCGGAAAATGGCATCTGCCTTGACGTATACCAACCCGCCAACCTCAACAATTGTGTCGGTCAGCGTCAACATAGCCCCGTATTTTGCCAACAGGGGCTTTACTGTTTCAAGAATATCTTCACAACTGCGGTAACTGTACCCCCCGAATTTATTAAACTGGGATTTCGGTACCTTGAGTTCTTCCTGGATTTTTTGCAATGCGTTTGCGGTTTCTTCTAGTTCGCACATATCCCCCCCTTTTATTTGATATCAATTCTGGTGTCTTGCACCAACTTGGCCCCTTTGACCTCTTCACCGCCCTTGATGGCGGCGGCTAGGGCAGATTTGTTCAACTGGAATTGTTCAGGAATAACAGTAAAGTACCTAGCCGGTATTTCCTCCTCATTGTCGATTGCAACCTTAGGCGGGTTTTTTTTGATTTTCACCGTGTGGGAGCCAACTTGAAGTTCATCCCTTCCCGCCGTCTCCATGGCCCGCTTGAGGTAGCTCTTGATATTGCCAATGCGAGCGTCTGCCGCCTTCCTGTGCGCAGCAATCCGGTTTTCCTCTTTTTTGCAGTAATCAACAAACGCTTGCAAGCGATCGGAAAAAACGGCTATTCCCTCGGCTTTTGCCTCAAGGGAAGTTGTCAGCTCCCCGAGGGCCGTTTCAGTTTCTTCCGTCCATTCTTCGGTTTCGAGTATTGACCTGATTTCCGCCGCGATCTCATAGAGTTTTAGTTCCATCGGCTTTCTTTGCCTCCCGTTTGTATGCGACATAATTGACAAAGCGCGGGGGAGACGTACCAACATACGACGCCCCTTCAGATTTCGGCATGTCATGACAAACTATAAACGTGCCGCCCGTGCCATCGTTCGATAGTCTGACATAACTTTTGGCTCCGGTTTTGGCCCTGATCTTGTCGCAAAGCTCGGCCACCATGTTCCCCAATTCGATCAACTCTTGTTCTGTCATTTCTCTCCCCTCTCTTTTTGGATTTCTTGCACTATCTCAGCAACGTAGCGCATATTGTCACTAAGCCTTTTGTTTTCTCTCCGTATCTCCCTCAATTTCTTTTTCCGGGACACCGCTATAGCTCTCATACTCTTTGCCCCCTATTGTTACACCCATTTTCCCGTTTGCCTGGGGGGTTCTGTTACGGTGATACCAGTTTATTTCCCCGCGGGTATCCCCGATCATTCCGTCACCTCCAACGCTAGAGCCACCGCTTCCCTGGCCGACTCTGTTCTTTGCTGCATTTCCGTAGGTATTGCGTATTCTACGGCAACCCACAAAATAAGCCAAACGAGGCCGCCCAGCAGGCAACCGTAAAGAATGCCCTCAAAAGGACTCAAGTTGTTTTTCATGGTTTCCCCCTTTTGCGCCCCTGGCCGTAACCAGGGGCGTTGAAAACGGAATGTTTAAAACTCCGTTCCCATCATATTTTCCACGTTTGCCGCGCTTATCGCGGAGATTTCGCCACAATCTTTGCAATTTACTATATCTCTTCGCGCCGCTCTTTCGCAGCGCAAGCGGGCGTTTTCTAGCGTTTTGTGGTGCTTAACGGCGCTGTAAACGCTGTTCGTGATAATGCTGACGGTCCCCTCAAAAAAAGCACTCATTTCCTCGATTGTCCCATAAATGTAGGTGCCCTCGTTGGAAAAACCCCTGGGTGAGTACCACGCTGACCTAAAACCTAATTTTTTCATCTCTCCCCCTTTCCCGGCTCCTGTGCCGGGGCTCCGTGCCCCTGGCCGTAACCAGGGGCGGTTATCACGCTAAATTTTTTTATCTATATCTGAAATAGCATTTTTTAATTGCTCCATAGCCTTAGACGATATGCCCGCATCATTGCCTGTTATTGCAAAAACAATTCTTTCATATATAAGTTTGTTTATTTTTGCTGTTTCGCTATTCAGGTCAGTAATACAAATTCTTCTGACGCTGGCTTCAGTCTGATTTTTAATTCTAGCAACTGTTAATGTCGCTAGTTCAGAAATAGCAGCATTAATTTCGTCGGTTATCATATCAGCCAGAAACATAATCTCCCCCTTTCCCGGCTCTCCGGGGCCGGGACTCCGTGCCCCAAATGGGGCTTGTTATTTTTCGCAAACCGCGGCGTAATCAATCAAACGGCGATAGTTCCCTTCGGCAACATATGTTTCGTGCACCATTTTTGGCATTCCGTGACACGTGACCCACGAACCGCCCGTGCCGTCGTCCGCGAAATCAATAAAGCCCTTAGCTCCCGTTTTCTCTCTGATAAAATCGGATACCTGCGCAATCCGGTACCCAATTTCAAGCAATTCCCGTTCCGTCATAACCTCCCCCTTCCCCGGCTCCAGTGCCGGGTTTGTTGTTTGTGTTGTATAGATAATAACACATTGCGGTAATGTGTCAAGAAGAAAATGAAGAATGAACAAAAAAAATGAATAAAAAAATATCTGGACAAAATAAAAAGCCTGTAATATAATGTTGGCTAATCTTACAATTGTCTAAAAAGCACGAAACCGGCTCAACGGGGTAACCCGCTGGGCTTTTTTAGTTATACGGCCCTGTGTGGGCTGGCCCTGGTAGGTTTCTCTCCTCTCCCTGCCAGGGTTTTTTATTAAGGGGCGTGTGTATGGCATGTAATCGTGATCGTTGCTGTGCTGCATGCCCTGAGCGTTGGCGATGTAGCCAAGCATGCGGAGTGTTTAGGGGGGAGGATGCCGAGTGCCCAGACGAGGACAAGCGGCAAAAAGCGTTAAGAGCAAGATTTTGGGCGGAGGTGGATGATGGCAAAGGGGACACCCAAGCGGGACGGTAGCGGCAAAGGCGAGAGGCGGAACAAGGGGCGCGGTGGATGCAACCCCCCTAAAGACCGGGGTAGGAGATAATGCCTAGCGAGCTTACGCTCAAACAGCGCAAATTTGTTGAAGCGTTTAAGGGCAACGCAACCGAAGCGGCACGGGTCGCAGGGTATAAGGGCAATGATGTGACATTGGCCGCTGTTGGTGCCGAGAACCTCAGAAAGCCTCAGATACTAGAGGCTATTCGGCAGCGCAACGCAGGAGAGCAAAAGAAGCGGATAGCGACGAGGGAGGACCGGCAAGCGTTTTGGACAGGCATTATGCGAGATGAAGCCAAGGAGTTGCGCGACCGCCTCAAAGCGTCCGAGTTGCTGGGCAAAAGTGAGGCCGACTTTATCGAGCGCAGGGAGGTAAGCGGCCCCAAGGGCGGGCCCATCCAGACCGCTACGATGGATGTCCAGGCTCTGGAGGCAGCGATTGGAGCCGAAGGGACCGAATAAGGAGTACGCGCGGCAGGCTATAGAGTACCTGCAGGGAGCAACCTACAAGGGAGCGCTCAAGGTCTACTTAGCCGTTGCGACGGACCCCCACCTTGATGATGGCGTGCTGGCCGAGATCGGGAAGGCAGACCGGTATTTTCTCTTAACCCAACTGCTGAGGCGCAAGGACGCGCTCCATCCGTGGCTGTATGAGCGCTGCCGGGAGGTGGAAGCCGACCCCGATAACCATCTGGACCTGTGGGCTAGGGAGCACTACAAGAGCACGATCATTACGTTTGCCGGCTGCATTCAGGAAATATTGAGGGACCCGGAAATAACAATCGGGATATTTAGCCATACCCGCCCAATCGCTAAAGCGTTTCTCTATCAAATTCAGGGAGAGCTGCAAAACAACGATACGCTGATACGGCTATATCCTGACGTATTATGGGCAGACCCACGCAAAGAGGCGCCTACCTGGAGCCTGGACAGCGGCATAGTCGTAAGAAGGACCGGGAACCCGAAAGAGAAAACAATTGAGGCGTGGGGGCTTGTAGATGGGCAACCGGTTTCAAAGCATTTCCGGCTGATGGTCTACGATGACGTCGTGACGTTGACGTCTGTTGGCTCTCCCAACATGATCTTAAAGACCACTGAGGCGTGGGAGCTGTCGCGGAACCTCAGCGCGCAGAACGGGGCGGAAAGCAGGCGCACTTGGTATATCGGCACTCGATATAATTTAGCCGACACATATCGTGTGATGCTAGACCGCAGGGTGGCAATTCCCCGCCTTTACCCTGCAACCGATGACGGAACGCCAGACGGCAAGCCAGTTCTTTTGAGTCCGGCCGATTGGGACGAAAAAAAGACGGAGTCTAGCACATACGTTATTGCTTGTCAAATGTTGCAAAACCCAATAGCGGGCAGCGAGCAAGAGTTCAAACCGGAGTGGTTGCGGCGGTGGGAGGTAAGACCGGAGACCCTCAACGTTGCGATTGTGGTTGACCCCGCTAACAGCACAAAAAAGGGGAGCTGCAACACTGCCATGGCGGTGCTTGGCGTGGACAGCGCAGGCAATAAATACCTTCTCGACGGGGCCTTGCACAAGATGACCCTTGCCGAGCGGTGGACCATGCTTAAAGGCTTGCGGTCAAAATGGATACAGCAACCGGGCATACAGACCGTGACGGTAGGGTATGAGCGGTACGGGATGCAGGCCGACATTGACCACTTTAACGAGATGATGCGGCTCGAGAAGAGCTTTTTCCCTATCGAGGAGGTTTCGTGGGTGCGCGATGGGGAGAACGCAAAGGATGACCGCATCAGGCGTCTGGTCCCCGATCACCAGAATTGGCGGTTTTTTTATCCTTACGACGGCCCGGCAACCTCGACAATGCGCGAAGCCGAGAGCACGCACAGGGGGCACCTAGTCGCGAAGCCCATCAAAAGGAAGAACGCAGAGGGGCGGCTATACGACCTGGTTGAGTGGTTCGTGGCCAATGAGTACTTGTTTTTCCCTGCAACCACTGCCAAGGATTTTTTGGATGCCATGAGCCGTATCTACGATCTGGACATCCAGCCGCCGGTGATCATGAGCGAGAGGGACGTTTTACCGGAATACGCCGGGGATTTTTGATTTTGTACCATATATGGAAGTGGTTAAAATCACAGGTGTTAAATGCGTTTTCTCCCGAGGGCGGATACCATGTCCCATACCAAATATGGTAAAGGTGATTTATGAGTCGGCAACTAACGTGGTTAGCGCAGGTCCTAAGCGCCGACCCTGATCATTACAAGAAAGATTGCGCTTACAAGTTCTCCAACGGGCGGCGGTTTGAGTCGGCAGACGCTAACAGGACGTGGGCGTATGATGACGACCTACCAACGGGCGGTTCGTATATTGTCGATGAGAGCGGCAACGCGATTGTTTGGGAGTAGCTGGGATATGATGGTAAACTGGACTTTCGACGGAACGCCGAGCTTAGATGAGATTGACATGGCAAGGCGGATACATGACAAGCTGGCGCAGTGCTACCCGGGGCATGTGTGGGGCGTTAACGTGGACGCGACCGGCGGAATTGTGGATATTCGCAATTTTGGCGTATCGTACGGATATGGTTACAGGCTTTTGTTGACTACTGTCTACAGTGACCCCGGCTTGCGGTGCGTTGTCATGGCCGGAGGTGAAATTCTAGAGCGCGCCAGGCTGGCAAGGGGCGTGTCCGACGGTAGTCAAGCGGTTCATATCGATGGCGTACCGGACAAACATCAGCCCATAGGCGGTATTATTCAATGACCGAAACCGGCAAAAACAATATCTGGTTGCAGCGTGCCAAAAGCGCTTACGATTCCTCGACCTCCTACATAGACAACAACTACAGGGAGCGTTGGGAGGATAACCTGCGGCATTTCCAGAACAGGCACCACGGAGAGAGCAAGTATTACAAGGACTCGTACAAGTACCGTTCAAAGATATTCCGTCCTAAAACCCGGTCAGCAGTAAGGAGCAACGAAGCTGCAGCGATGGCGGCGTTTTTCGGCAACATGGATGTAGTTGACGCCGAGGCGATGAACACAGACGATATCAACCAGGTTGCGAGCGCAGAGGTTGCTAAAGCCCTTCTTAACTACCGCCTGCAACATACGATACCCTGGTTTATGCTGTGCATTGGCGCAGTCCAGGAAGCGCAGGTTTACGGCGTTGTTTGCAGCTATCAAAAGTGGATTTACGAGGAAAAGATCACCCACGTGGAAATGCCCGTCTTGGGGATGGATGGGCAACAGCTTATTGACGATCGCACCGG